TAATAAATATGATATAATCTATCTAGTGACATAAAGGCAGGCGAATTAATGAAAGAATATCGTTGTATGTGTGGCAAATTGTTATTCAAAGGCAAATTCAAAGGTATTATTTCAATAATGTGCCGACATTGTAAAAAATTGATAGAGTTCCATAGTTTAGAGAACCAAGATAAATAAATTATCTAGGTTCTTTTTATTCATCATGAAGACTAAAAGAGATTAATTAAGTGCAAGTCTTAACTTCATGACTAAGAAGTGCTTTACACGAGCGTTATCGTGTTAAAATTCAAACTTTCTACGTGATCATCACACGAAAAAATGATGTAAGGAGGAATGGATATGAAAAGAGAATTTTTGAAAAGTTTAGAATTGGAAGATGAAACAATTGATAAGATTATGGCTGAATACGGAAAATCTATATCAAATGAAAAAGCAAAGATTGATGACTTAACATCTAAATTAGAGGCTAGTAATACGAAGATAACAGAATACGAAACAAAAGTTAATAATCTTGAAAAAGTTTCAACTGATAGTGCTAAAGTTCAAGAAGAGTTAGACAACTTAAAAAAATCAATAGCAGAAAACGAGGCAAAAGCAAAAGCAAAAGCAGAAGATGACGCTTTAACAAAAAATATTACAAGTGCATTTGGGGATAAAAAATTCGTAAATGAATACACAAAAAATGCAATTATAGGCGACATTAAAACTGCTTTAAAGGACAGCAACAATGCTGGAAAATCTGCAAAAGATTTATTTGAGGAACTAACAAAAGACAAGGAAGGAATATTTAGCAATCCAAATCCTGGTGTTTCTACGCCAGCAACAGGAGATGTTAATACTGGACTTGCAAAAGAAAATCACGATAGGGAACTATTGGGATTAGAACCAAAAAAATAAAAAAAGAGAGGAATGATTTAAAATGGCTAACACAATCGCATTAGCAAAAAAATATACTCGCTTAGTTGATGAAAAATATCAAAAAGAGAGTTTAACAAATGATTTAACTAGCCCCGCTTCACTTGCTAGAGAAGGTGCAAATGCAAAAGAAATCCTTTATAGACAAGTAGGAGTTACAGGATTAGGAGATTATTCAAGAAATAGTGGTTATACAGACAATAGTGTAACTGTTGAATGGAAAACTGCTACATTTAATTATGATAGAGGTACTAAAATCACTCTAGACACAATGGATAATGAGGAAACAATGGGAGATACTTATTTAATCGCTCAAAATTCATTACAAACTTACCAAGTAGCACCAGAAGGAGATGCATTTACATTTGCAACACTTGCTAGTAAGGCTGGTATTTCAGTATCAAATGCAGATGGTGAAACATTTGCTGATGGTGAAGCATTCTTAACAGCATTATTAAAAGGCGTTACAAAAATGGATGAAGATCAAGTTCCAGCAGAAAATAGAATTTTATATGCTACACCAACATTATTAAATAGTGTTATGGCATTAGATACTACTAAGTCAAGAGAAGTATTAGGAAAATTTGCCAAAACTGTTGCAGTTCCACAAACTCGTTTCTATACTAAAATTGACCTATTAGATGGAAAATCAACTGGTGAAGAAATAGGTGGATTTAAGAAAGATACTACTGGTAAAGATATTAACTTTATGATTATTCATAAACCTGCTGTTATCAAATTTGATAAACACGTTGTATCAGATGCAATCCCACCAGAATTAAATGCAGACGCTGACGCTTATATCTCTAAATATAGAAAATATGGTCTAGTTGATGTATTTAACAATAAAACTGCTGGTATCTATATTTCATTTAAAGCAGCATAAGGAGGTGTTAATATGAGAGTAGTAGGAATGGAACACAAGCCTACAGAAAAGGTTGAAACACCTATAAAGGAAGAAACAAAAGAAGTTAAAAAGGTTGAAGAACCTAAAAAATCTTTTAGAAAAGAAGATTAATCAAAGGAGGCATTTTAAATGGAGTTTAAAGGACAATATCTAACTTATCAAGAGTTTAAAACTCTAGGTGGAACTCTTGATGAAATGCCTTTTAATTTATTAGAATATAATGCTAGAAAGAAAATTGATGAAAGAACCTTTGGAAGATTAGTTGATAAAGGGCAAGAATATAAAGAAGTTAAATTGTGTGTTTATAATATGATTACAACTTTAAATAGTTATAGTTCGTATGACACACAAAATAAGGCTATTTCAAGTGAAAGTACTGATGGTTATAGTATTTCATATAGGACACCTCAAAAGTCTGTTGTAGAGGCTAAAAATAGTGAATTAGAAGATATTATTGATACATATTTATCTAATTTAATTGTTGATGATGTTCCTGTGTTATATAGAGGTGCAAATGTTAGTTAATTCAAGTTTAACAGTCTATCATAAAGTTGAAATAGACCATGGCTATAAATGGGTTAAATATTTCTATAAAAATATATGGTGGTTTGGTGGCAAGGGTGCAAGTACTAATAAAGGTTATGAAAATGCGAACGATGTTCAAATTAGAATATATTATGACTTGAACCCTAACCTAGACTACAATAATTTTGGAATAGGCGACATTTTAGTTCAAGGTAAATATGAAGACATTATTAGCGAAAATGATTTAAAAGATTTAAACATTCCATATTACAATATTACTTCCTTAAATAATAATGTATTTGGCAATAACAAGCATATTCATGTGAGTGGTAAGTAATGCCTGTTAAAATGCAACCTACAAGTGTAATAAAGGCTAATTTGGGTATTGAACCAAATGGCAAAGTACAAAAATTTTTTACTAATACTTGTTATAGGTATATGGACAAATATGTTCCTAAAGATAATGAAATATTAAGAGAAAATGTTACTATTGATAGTAATAGCATAACTTATGAACAAGAATATGCTCATGCTCAATATATAGGCGAAGTAAATGGTAGAACAGTTGTTAATTATACAACACCAGGCACAGGGCCTTATTGGGATAAAAGAATGGTAAGTGCTGAAATGCAAAATGTTGTCAAAGAAGTACAAGATTTTATTGATAAAGGAGGCAAATAATGATTATTGATGTTCAAAATACAAGAATTGCTAAACTTGGCAAGTATTTAGAAACTATACTTGAAGAATTAAATAGCAAGTATAAAAAGATAAATGCTGATTTTTTAGGAATTGAAGTTAATAATTATTCGCTTGATAAAATACCAACTATTAGTACTATTGAAGAAGATATTACTGGCAGTAGAATTTGTCGTGATGTATATTCATTTAGAGCACGTAACCCATATTCTAGCGATAGATTAATTAATTTAAAAAACATAGGTTTTTTTGAAGAGTTTGAAAGTATTATAAAATCTAATAATGACGAGGGCATTTTGCCTGAAATTGATGGAATAGAAAGTATTGTATGTTTAAATTCTGGTACATTCAATTATGCAGATGAAAGTATGAAAACAGCAGTATTTGATATTCAATTACAAATTATATATGAGGAGGAATAAAGATGAAAACAATAAAAGTTGTTAAAAATGGCAATTATAAAGGTAAATATATCTTTAAAAATGAAATTATTGAACCAACGAAAGAAAACTTTGAGATGGTAAAAATTTTAAATGAAAAAGGCTTTATTGAACCTCTAACTTTACAAGAAATTAATGAAATTGAAAAATTTGTTAATAAACCAAAATTTAAAAAGGAGGAGGAATAATAAATGCCTACATTGGTTAAAAGAAAAGAAATAATGTTGTATCTTGACACTACACCAGGTGAACAAACTAGCAACTGGGGACTATATGGTAAAAAATCAACTACTGCTACTTATAGTTATAATCCAAATTCAACTAGTGAAACTTATATTACTGATGATAATGCAACAGTTACTTTAGACAGTTATAATGTTACTATCGATGGTAATATGAAATGTTATTTTGGTGATGCTATTTATGATTATATCAATGGTTTAAGATATAATATGGCAACTGGTAGTGACGCTGAAACTAAAGCTTTATTAATTGATAAATACGATAAAGCTACTGCTGAAAATTCATTTAAAGCACAAGTATTTAATTGTACAATTTCAGTAGAAAGTTATGGTGGTGATGGTGGTGTTACTCCATCAATCACATTTACAATTGGTTTAAATGGAGACCCTACTCAAGGAAGCGTAACATTTACTGGAGAAACACCAACATTTACTGAAAAAATTGGTTAATAAATTAAAGCCTTTAAGGGTGGGAGGGTAAAACCCTCTCATTTTTATATTTTAAGGAGGAAAATTATGGAAAAATTAAGAGTTGAAAAGGACAATGTTTATAAAATCGAAGTTAATGATAAAGGGGGATGTATTGAATTTGATTTGTTAGATATTGAATTGCCTATTAAATTAATTAATGCGAGCGAAGAATTAAAGAAACAAAAAAAAATTTATAAAGAAAAAATTGAAAAATTGAAAAACGAAAATTTAAACCCAGCTGAAGATATGTTAAAACAATATGAAATTGATAAAGAGTTTTGCCAAACTATGCGTGATGTTTTAGATAGTTTTCTAGGGGAAAATTCTTGCCAAAAAATATTTGGCAATACAAATAGAATTGGCATGTTTGATGATTTTTTCGTACAATTAGAACCACACCTTGATAAAATTATTATTAACGTTGAACAAATTAAAAAGGATCTTATAGAAAAATATAAACCTATGTTGGAGAATAAAATTTAATGTACCCAGAATATATGGAAATCGATGGTAAAGACTATAAAATAAATACTGATTATAGAGTTGCATTGGCATGTTTTAGAGCTATCAATGATGATGAAATCAATGATACTAAAAGAAGTTTGGCAATTGTTACTTTGCTGCTTGGTGAAGATTTTCCTTTTGAACTTATAGGATTAGCTATTCCAAAATGTATTAATTACTTGCGATGTGGTCGTGAAGAAAACACTAGTGAAGAAGATATCGACATGGACTATGAACAAGATAAAGGCCGTATTATGGCGAGTTTTAGGTCTTGCTATCAAATGGATATAAATAAAGAAAACATTTGCTGGTGGGAATTTAACGACTTAATTGAAGGGCTTAAAGAAGATGATGTCTTAAATAGAGTTAGAAATATAAGGCGAGCAAACCCAGACGAAATAAGCAACGAAAAAGATAGACAAGATTTAATCAATGCACAAAAAAGATTAGCCATAAAAATAAAAGAAAAGAAAACACCAGAACAAGAAGAGATTGATAAATTTTGGGATAAAATAATAGGAGGTGAAAGCGATGAATAATTATAATGGAAAAGTTGTTATTGGAACTCAAATAGATACGAAACAATTTGATAAAGATTATGATGAAATAAGTAAAAAAATAGATGAATTAGACAAAAAAGCAAATAAAATTGCTACTATGGATAATCCAGCAGAAACAGACTTAGAAACATATAATAAGACTGTTGAAAAAATTAAAGAATTAAGAGAAGAACAAGAAAATATTAATCGGCAAAAACAAGAAGCTATAAAACAACAACAACAAGTTGTAGAAAAACAACAAGAAACAAACACGGAAATTAGCAAAGAAGAAGAACAAATAAAAAAATTGTCTAACGAATTATATAAGACTTTTTCTGAATATGAAGAAATGCAAAAAACTATAAGCGAAGCTAAAATATTTGATGAAAAAGATGTAGAATATTCAGAAAAGTTAAAAAACAAAATAAAAGATATTGCCAAAGAGTACGAAAAAATAACTGGGTCAAAACTTTATGTTAAAGGCATCACTGACATTGAACCACAAGTTGAAAAAACTAATAAAAGCTTTGATAAATTAATTAACAAAATAAAAAAAGTCGGATTATCATTATTTGGCATTCAGACAGTGTACGCTTTAGTTAGTAAAGCAAGTTCAGCTTATCTTTCACAAGATACTGAATTGGCACAAAAATTACAAAGTGTTTGGGTTGGTTTAGGTACTTTTTTAGCACCAGCACTAGAAGGAATAAGCAATGCTTTGTTAAAAGCCTTGGGATATCTTAATGTATTTATAAAAGCATTAACTGGGGTCGATTATATAGCTAGAGCAAATGCAAAGTCTTTAAAAAAGCAAGCAGACGCACAAAAACAATTAGCGACTGGTATTGACGAAGTTACTAATTTACAAGAAAGTGCTGGCGGAGATAAAACAAGTGGTTTAATTGAAATTCCTGAACTTGATGATAGAATTGTGAAAAAATTACAAAACTTAGCCTTAGCAATAAAAGAAAATTGGACCTGGTTAAAAGCTTTGGGTATTATGTTCGGAACTGTGTTTGGTATTAGCAAAATAAGTGGTATATTATCGAATATTGGTTTATTAACTGGAGCTAAAGGATTGGGAGGCATTCCAAGAGCAATAACAATTGGTTTAACTTTGGCTGGAGTTACTACTATTATTACAACAATAGGCAAAATAAAAAGTGAATTGAATGAATTGAATGCTCAACAAGACGGATTAATAAAAAATTCTGATGAAATTTATAACAAAATATATAGTGGTGAAAAATCAATTGATGATTTACTAAAAGACCAAGTTGGAAGAAGAAAAACAATTAACGAAACTTATGAAAAAAGTCAAAAATGGATAAATAAAAGAACAGGACTAAGCAAACGATATCTTAAAGATGTACAACTTAATCTTTTGTCTCAAGATAAAATATTGGAAAAAATAAAAGAACAATATGAAACAGAAAAATTAAGTAAGGAACAAAAACAAAAAGTACTACAAGGTTTGGTGGATCAATACAACACTGCTAGAAAAATGATACCTATATTAGAAGAACAAGGCATCAATACTGATAAAATTGAAAGTAGCACTAAAAATTATGCTGAACAAATTAAAAAGGTAAGTAAAGAGTTAGGAATTAATGAAGAACAACTTTATAATATTATTCAATTAAGAGATACTGAAAAAGGTAAAACAGAAGAAATTTCTGAAACTATCAAAAAAATTAATGACACCAAATTAGAAGATAAAACAGCTACTTATAAAGTTAAAGCAGAGGCTGATACTTCAAAAATGGAAAAAGATTATAATAATGCGTTTACTCGCATAGGAGAAAGTATTGGTAACATTTTTACTTTAGGTTATTGGAAAAAAATATGGAAATTTGCACCCAAAGTGTTTGGTAATTTCTTATCTGGTGGTGGCTTTGGTGGAGGCGGCGGCGGTGGCCGTGGTTTTGCTGACGGTGGTATAATACCAACCATTCCTTTGCAAGGTGTTGTCTATAATCCAGGCCCAGGTGTAAATATTGGTGGTGGCAATGTCGCAGGTGAGAAAGGCGCCGAAGTAATATTCCCATTACAAAATAGCCAATTTATAGATGATTTTGCTAATCAATTGGCAGGAAAATTAGGTGACGGTACTAATACACAATTGTTGTTAGAATTAAATAGAAATATAGCGGAATTGGCTGATAGGCCTATTATTTTAAATGTTAATGGTAAATCGTTTGCACAAGCTACATATCAAGATTATCGAAACGAACAAAAACGTCAAAACGATAATACACAAATTGTAAGGAGTTGATTTTTATGGCATTTTTAGAAGCAAGTTATGATAATAAAAATTGGTTTGCGGTGCCAACACCAAATAGAGATAATTTTAGCCCAACATATACTCATCTTGAAAAATCTTATAGAGACGCAAATGGTGGTTTTCATAGGGATATAATAAGAAGAAACTTGGCAAAAGTTGTTGTCGGATGGGCAAGATTAAATGCCACTGAAATGGCACTTTTGCAAAAAATATATAATCAAAATTATGTTTATTTAAAGTATACTGATAATTATGGAAATAGAGTTACTAAAAAAATGTACGCTGGACCACTCGATGGTAAAACCAGGTATGCTGACAAAAAAACTTATTTGCTATCAGTTAGAACAGATGTACAAATGAACTTTATTGAATATTAGGAGGAAATATGGCTGTAAGTAATGAAGAATTTAACAAAGCTATAACTAACACGGAAAGAGAAATTAAAGGGTATGTTGAAATTATATATAATGATACTGATAATAGTAGTTATGCCCCTAGTTTTCCAACGCAAGCCGAATTTAGTGGTTATTATGAAATAAATGATGGTTATAGAAAAAATAAAAACTATGCAAGTTTAGAAGAAAATTACACGGAACTAGACGGTAGTTTTCTTCTTCCCAATAAAAAAGTTATCGGAGATAATGCTGGATATATAAGTAGTAAATTGTTCGAAAACATAACAGACACAAAAATAACTTTAGATGTCGACAATCCACTCGTCGCAGAAGAAAATAGAATACCGGTTAAAGCGTCTGGAATAACTATTTATTTTTTTAATAATATAGCGTATGATTTTATATTAAAAATAGTTGATAAAAACGATAAAGAAACTATATTCAATATAAAAGATAATAGGCAAAAAGTTTTTCATCAATTTTTCGAAAATGATATCACTATTAAGAAAATGGAGCTAACTATTTCTTCTATGGAATATCCAAACAGAAGAATAAGGATATCTGAAATTGATTTTGGTATTTCGAATATATATGAAAATGATGAATTAATATCATTTACTACAAATGAAGAAATAGATATTTTAAAACAATCTGTTCCGATAAATGATTGTACAATTAATCTTAATAATTATAATCGTGATTTTGACCCATTAAATCCTCAAGGACTAGTTAAGTATCTTACACAAAATTGCATTATAAAACCTTTTTGTGGAGTGCTTGTTGAAAATGCTGGAGCTGAATATAAAAGTCTTGGGTATTATTATTTAGATAATTGGAATGCGAATGTAGACGGCAATGTAACTTTAAATGGTAAATCAATGGTTGCAATATTAAATAAACTGGAATTGAAAAGCGGGAGCACAAGTAAAATTCTAAGTAATAGTTTTAAAAGTGCCTCAGAACTTAATACTGCTTTTAGAGCATTTTATAAATTTAATTTTTCATTAGTAACCGCAATTAAATTTTGGTATACTAAAAGTGCCAATTTAATGAATAATATAATTGCCGGTTCTACTGGTATTTTTGATAATGAAGGTGGAATACTGGGAAGTGAACACATTTTGTTCGTTAATAGAAATAATGTTTTTTCGGAAGGTGATGCATTTAAGCAACCAATTGAACGTTATATGAAAATTACTTTGAATGATATGTTAGAAGAACCTAAAGTTGAATTAAGGCAAAAAATTTCAAAAATAAATTTTGTTACTGAACAATATAAAAATACAAGTGAACAAATTAAATTATTAGATGAAAAAAAATATATTTTAAATAATAGTGAAGAATATGTTTGGTTTAATTATGACAAATTCCAAAGCGAAAATATTAGCCAGACCCCTACGTTTACATACACTTCTAGCAATGGTGGTATTGCCGAATTGATTGACAGCAATACAAAAATGTGCTATATAAAATTTAATGGTTCAGTTGGAGAAAAATTTACATTAAATTTAACAACATCTGGTGAAATGGTAGCCTATAATAAAAATACTATTTCTTATATTAATGAAAATGCAGATGAAAATGGTCAAGAGATAACTTATGACTTTACAGATTTCCAAAAAACTAGTGATGTAAATTTGAGAAATTTTGCACGAGACATATTAATGTACGACAAAGAGTATAAATTTTCGGGAAATTTTAATGGTAACCCATTAATAGATCCCAGAACTGTTGTAACTTTGGAAACAAAGTTTGGAAATAAGATAGTCGTTATAACGAAAATAACAAATACTTTTGATGGTGGATTATCTAGTTATTTTGAAGGAGTTGAATTATGATATATTTAACAAAAGAAATGTTACAACAAATTGAAGATAAAATTGAGGCGTTGCACAAAAAATTTAGAGAAAAATTTAATACAACTGAAACAACTTTAAGGAATTTTCAAGTTGGGGATTATTTTGGAAACCAAAAATTGTATTTTGATTTTGATAATTTTATTTATTTTGAAAATGAAGATGAAAATACTAATATAATAGAAACAGATGATAAATATAAAATGTATTATTATTCAAAAACTTTAAGTAAGCCAACAAGATATTATATTTATTTAGAAGATGGAGACAATAAAATAAGTGTTTTAGGCGTTATTAGTGATGTTATTATAAATAGAAATGGTTTTAATACAAACGGCAACTCGAAAGTAACATCAATAAAAAGTGATGAAGATGCTTTTAAATCTATTAAAATAAAAGATAATAGATATAAACTATTGGCTTATACAAAAAAAACTTGGGTTGATAACGAATTTCCTTACATGCAATATATTGATAATATTGAAGAGGGAATAAATGATGTAGCTGAAATATTTTATGCACCAATTGGTTTTGATTATAAGCCGTGGATTTTAAAGGGAAATATAAGTAATTATAATTTTGCAGAAACAAATGGCTTATCCCAAAAAACAATTTCAGAAGATGACTTTGTTAGATGGAATAAAAACATAGATTTGTTAGAAAAAGCATTTGATGATATAATTAATATATGGAATTTGATTAGCTATATAAATTGGAATGAAGAAAGCCAATTTGAATGGGAGGATAGATAATATGGCAAAAGTTAATTTTATAAGAAAACATACTAAAGCAGAAGTAAATGATGAACCGATAGTTGATGGGAATTTTATTGTTACTGGCGAAGGCAATGTTTTTATAGACTATGGCGAAGAAAGAATAGAAATAATTAGTAGTGGTGGCAGTATAACTGGAGACACTTTGCCAATTGGTAGTATTACCGCTTATGGAAAAGAAACAGCCCCAGCCAATTGGTTAATATGCGATGGTAGTGCTGTAAGTAGAACGTCATATGCTGATTTATTTGCGGTAATTGGAACTAAATATGGCGAAGGTGATGGAAGTACAACTTTTAATCTTCCTAACTTAAAAGGGAGAGTTCCTGTCGGACTAGACGGTGGTGACACTGATTTTAATGAAATTGGAAAAACTGGTGGAGAAAAAACACATCAATTAACAATAAACGAAATGCCTAGTCATAATCATCCTGGAATTTTTAGATATACAAATCAAACTGGAGTTTATGCTAGGTTATATTTGGGGTCAGATGGAACAAAGTTGGATAACGAAGGAAAAACAGGTGGGGATCAACCTCATAATAACTTACAACCATACGAAGTTAATAACTTTATCATAAAAGCATTTCAAAGTGCTGGGGTTGTTGCAGAAGTGGTTAATGCACAAACAACAAGTGATACAAATACATATAGTTGTAATTACATTAATGGCATTATTGAAAGTGGAAGCAATAGTAATGGAAATTGGGTTAAATTCGAAGATGGTACTATGATAACATATCAAGAGATTAAAGTTGAAATGGCCTGTAATACTGCTTGGGGTAATTTATTCGTGGGGAATTACGCCACTGCAATAAATTTTCCACAAACATTTAAAGAACTTCCTAAAGTATTAATTGATTTAAAATTAAAAGAAGGTGCATGTTTTAAAGTGGAATGGGAAGTTCCCATTATAACAACTTCAAGTTATAAAAATATTGGAATTGGACGTGGAACAACATCTAATGCAGTAGGTCTTACGATTACACTATATGCAATAGGAAAATGGAAATAACAAGCAAATTTTACAAAAACATAAAAATATGTTAAAATTATGAAAAGGAGATGATATTATGGAAATAACATATATGGTTATTTTAACAATAATAACTTATATATTTGGTGCTATCACAAAAGTGTTTGTTGACAATGTACCAAATAGATTTATACCACTTCAAAATGTTATAATTGGTATTGTTGCTGGACTTATTTGTTATTTTACCAAAATTGAAAGCAACTTGCTTCAAGCATTATGTCTATGTCTTATGGCAACAATGACTGCTGGCGGTGTTGCTGATTTAAAAAATTTAAAACAAAGTTCAGAATTTATTGAAGAAACTTCTGATAATAAAGGGGTTGAATAAATATGAGCAATTCAAAATTAGTGGACAAAAATATTCCTGCGTATAAAGGAAATTATACAAAAAATCGTTCAAAATATTGCAAAAAAATAACAGAAATTTGTATTCATCACACAGCCTTTGTTACTTCTATTGAAACTTTAGGAAGGGTATTTCAAAGGGTTGGCAGAAAAGGTTCAAGCCATTATGGAATTGGAAATGATGGTAGAATAGCACAATTTGTAAATGAAAACGATATTGCGTGGACAAATTCAAATTGGAATGCAAATTGTCGCTCTGTAACAATTGAAACTTCTAATAGTTCAACTGGTGGAAATTGGCCTGTGAGTGACAAAGCACTTAACTCATTAATTAAATTGGTCGCTGACATTGCTAAAAGAAATAATTTAGGAACACTTATTAAAGGCAAAAATGTCACTTGGCATCGCATGTATTCAAATACAGCATGCCCAGGCGAATATTTACTAAGTAAAATGGATTATATCATTGAACAAGCAAATAAAATTAACAACGGTCAAGTAGTTGAAGAATGGACTGCTGGCACTTATAAAATTTTGGTATCAAAAACATTAAGAAGAAAGACAACTTTAGAATCTAGTAATCGTTGCCGTGTCGGAAATTTAGACAAATACACGCAAACATTATTAACATCAAAAAACAAAAATGCAATTGCAAATTTTAAAGTAGGAGTTGAAATTCCTATACAAGAAATAATAAAATCAGAAGGGCGAGTTTGGGGAAGATATTTCAATACTTATATAGTATTATGTAACAAAGATGGCTCTAAACAAGCACAAAAAAAATAATGGAAATTACTTTAGCAATTGCAATTATAAGTTGTGTAATTTCTGTTAGTGGTTTTGCACTAAATAGAAAAGACAAGTCAAATAAAGACACGCAAAATGATAGTTACAAATGGGGAATGATTGACACACAAATTAAGCAAATTTTAGATAAACTAGATAAAATCGACAATAAGTTAGATAATTATGACAAAGAAATCGATGAAAGAATTGAAATTGCTTTGGAGCATCATATAAAAGAATATCATCAAAAAGGAGAATAATAATGGGTTTGAAAGAGGAAGTGTTGGAATTGGGAAAAGAAGTAAAAGAAATTCAAGAAGAAAGTTTAGCAATGTCTTTATTAAAGGATTATAAAATCCAAAATAAAAGGCAATTTATAGTTATTTTAGTTATTCTGGGAATGTGGTTTGCAACAATTGGGTATTTAGTGTATATTCTTAACGATATTGGCACTGAAACTACCACTACAGAAGAATTAATTGATATTGATGACGTTGATAATATTGAAAATAGTCATATTCATAATAATTAATGGGAAGAATTAGAATATATCGAAAAACTACAACAACAAGAAAATACAGAAAATCTAAACAAAAGAAAAGAAGGAAATAGATTATGTTTGAATTATCAAAGTCTGAATATCTAAAAATATGTGATGAATGTATGCTTAATGAAGAATATTGTAAACTTCTTGAAATGAAAATAAAAGGCTATACAAGGCCAAAAATGGCGATGGAACTTAATGTTAGTGAACCTACTCTTGATGTTATGATTAAAAAATTAAAGAAAAAAATTAAGAAAATTTTATAAAATACACATAGAAAGTCAATAAAAATGGCTTTCTTTTTTGCTGTATAATTTAATTAATGAAAGGAGAGATAGTTTAAAATAATTCTTAAAAAGATTATGGCTTGCTATTTCTCTTTTTCATTGAAAGGAAATGATATTTATGTATAATCCATATTTAAACCAATATTATGGTGCACAACAAATGAATAGACCTCAGCCGATGGAAATGCCTATGCAAACTCAAAATGCACCACAAATGGCTTTAAATAGACAAAATATGCTATATGGAAAGCAAGTTGATAGTTTAGAAGTAGTAAAAGCTATTGATATACCATTAGATGGTTCTGTAAGCTACTTCCCACTTGCTAATGGTAGTGCAATAGTAACAAAACAGTTACAACAAGACGGAACAAGCAAAATAACTATTTATGAACCTAAAATGCAAAAAGAAGACATGAAATTTGCAACCATTGAAGATATAGACAAAAGACTTGAAAAATTAGATTTTAGTGAAATTGATGATTTAAAAGACGATTTAGAAGATTTAAAAAAAGAGTTAAAAGATATTAAAAACAAATTAAAAACTAAAAAGGAGGATTAATTTATGAACCCTTTAAATATGATAAAAGGCATGATGGGAATTGGTAATCCAAAAGATATGGCAATGAAAATGCTATCTCAAAATAACAATCCCATATTTAAAAATTTAATTGATATGGCAAACAAAGGCGACACAAAAGGTGTTGAAAATTTTGCTAGAAATTATATGAAAAGTCAAGGAAAAGATTTTGACCAAGAATTTAATAATTTCAAAGAAATGTTTAAATAAAATATTTGGTTTTTAATATAATTTTGCAATTCCCAAGTATTTTAAATATAAAGAAAGGAGAATTTATATGAGAGGAGAAAGTGGATTAACTGCTTCTGATGTTGCTCTATTATCTGGAAGAAATGGAAACAATGATGGTTTTGGAGATAATGGTAGTTGGTGGGTTATTATTTTTTTAATCTTTGCCTTTATGGGCTGGGGTAGAAATGGTAATGGCTTTGGTGGTGGTAATGGTTCAGGTGCTACCGATAATTATGTACTTGCTTCTGATTTTGCCACAATTCAAAGACAACTAAGCGATGGTTTCAATGATTTAACAGCACAATCAAGATATATTCAAAATGGAATATGTGATGGTTTCTATGCTATGAATACAAGCCTATTAAATGGTTTTGCTGGCGTTAATAATTCAATTATGGCAAATGGTTATGAAACTAGAAATGCTATTAATAACTTATCAAGTGATTTAGCAAGTTGTTGTTGTAATTTAAGAAGCGATATTCAAGGGGTTAACTACAATCTAGCAACTAATACTTGTGCTTTACAAAACACAATGAATATGAATACTAGAGATATAGTTGATACTGTCAATGCTAACTATCGTGCTTTACATGATGAAATAGTCGCTAATAGAATTGAGGACAAAAATGCTCAAATTACTGCTCAACAAAATGAAATTAACGCATTAAGATTGTCTGCTAGTCAATCAGCACAAAATGCTTATTTATTAAGTGAATTAAAACCTTGCCCATCCCCTAGTTACATAGTGCCAAACCCTAATTGCTGCTATAATTATCAAGTAACAAGCGGATGCGGATGTGGAAATTTTTAGTAAGACCTGATTACAGGAACTTGATTACAAGTGCTTACTATTTTTAGAGATAGGAAAGCCCTATCTCTTTTTTAAATAATTTATAAGAAAGGAATGATATTATGATACAAAGTTATCAAGAAACACCAGTTTTACTTGCTTCAAATTCTAGCCCTTTAACATTTTCTATGGATTGTATAAGAACAAGATGTGCTAATTGCTATGGTTTTCTTCAACATTCACAAGGTTCACCACTTTATAAGATTTTAAATGGTGGAAACTATGATGTTACTTTTAACGCAAATGTAACAAGTGCAACCGCTGGACAAGTTGCTTTAGGTTTATATATGGACGGAGTTCTATTGCCAGGAACAACTGTTATCGCTGATATAGCAACTGCTGGTGATTATGTAAATGTTGCATTTACTAAAACAGTGCCAATTTGTTGCAGAGGTGAAGCCACTTTAACAGTACAATCAGTACCTAGTGTTTTAACTGGTACAACTGCAACCGGAACACCAACTGCTACACAAATACCTTTATATCAAAATGCTAACTTTAGAATTAGCAAAAGATCATAATGAATACTGAAAACAATAATGAGTATTTATTCAATTTAATAAATATATTATCTTTTATTATTGGCGTTGAAAACTTAAACTTGAATGACAAACAAATTGAAAAATTAGAAAATCATTTAAATAAACAAGATAAGCAATATGAGGAGATAATACGATTATTAAAGGAAGGAGGCATTTCAGATGGAAGAAGAGAACAAAATTGAAGAAACTAAAGAAGATGTTTTAATAAAAACAAAATCTGAAGTTGAAAGAATAATAAAACAAATAACCGAAAATGGTTTGCAAACTGCAAATGTAGAACTTTTATACAAATTAATAGATATTCATAAAGATATTGAAAATGAAAAATACTGGAAAGAAAAGGAGGAAGAAAGTATGTATAGAGGAAGAGATTATTTTATGGACGATAGTTATAATGGTGGCCGTTCAAGAGATAGCCGTGGAAGATATATGGATGGTTCATACGGAAGAAGAGGTGTACCTGGAACTGGAAGAGGTCGCTATCGCGGATATGACATGATTGAAGAAATGGGCGAACACTACGGTGATTATTCTGAGGGTAGAGATACTTATGGAAATGATAGAGAAACAGAAAAATCTTTTGATAAAATGTTACAAAGCCTTGAAGATTTTACTTATTTAATAATGCAAGAAGCCGATAGCCAAGATAAAATCGAAAAGGTTAGAAAAACTGCACGTAAGATAAGTGAAATGTAATGTATAAATTTTATAATAACAATGCTTTAGGCTTATTCGAGAACGATTGTGTAATAAGGTCAATAAGCCTTGCAACAGGCAATAGTTGGGATGATACATACCAATATTTAAGCAACAAAGCAAGGTTAAAAGGAACTATGTTAGACGATAGAGATTTTATACTTGATTTTTTAGACGAACGATATGAAAGAGTACCCACATATAATTTATCGGTCGGAGAAGTATCAGCAAAATACAACGACAATGTTATTCTTATAACAATGACTGGGCATATTGTTTGTTCTAAATATGGTGTTATTTATGATAGTTTCGATTGTCGCGAAAGACAAGCCGAGTATTGCTGGATTGTTAAATAAGAAGATTAATTTCTTCTTTATCAAGGTGTATCCAAGTGGCTAGGAGCATTACTGCAAATAATGTATACGTGGGTTCAAATCCCACCACCTTGTCCAATTGACAATTTTATTTATAAGTGATATATTATTATTAGCTAGATTTCACCCTAGCATTAAAAACCCAGCCCCCTTTCAAAGGCAATGCTTTTTTCATTTTTATCTTTTGGGTTTTTAGGCAGACTAAAAAGTCTGTTTTTTTATGCAAAAGCGCAAATATACAAAAAGTATAAAAAGAGTATACAAAAGGTATTGACAATGTAGCAAAAAAGTGTTAGTATATATACATACATACGAAAGGAGGATGAAAAAAATGAAATTAAGAAAATGGGTTAAGGTGGTTTTGACAATATTGTTATTAATATTGAGTTTGGTTATTTACATAAAACTTGATTATTGGGGCTTTTTAGCCCGTTCTAGCAACTTTTATGTAGCAGTTAGTATAATTAGTTGGTTTTGGTTAATTGTTGGTCAAATGGTTATTTATTCAAGAATTTGGAGGTAGTATAAAAATATTTGACACTGTTAAATTAAACAAAAAAATAAACACTTTGGAAAATCAAGTTGAAACTTTAGAAAACTCAATTAAAGATGAATTATACAAAGAGTTTATGAAAAAATTAGGTGAAACAGCCGAAAATGATAGGCTAAAAAAAGAAAATAAAAAACTTAGAGCCAAAATAAAAGATTTAAAAGAAATAATAAAAGGAGAGGATTAAAATGTATTTAGAAATTAATGAAAAACTTATTGAGAAAGTTAAAAAAATAACTGGATTTGATTATAAATCTAAAGGGGGATTAGTTACTATTGAAGATTTAATTTGTATGGTGGATGACTTAGTTTGCGAATATGATGTTTTGCAAGAAGAATATGATGATTTTAAACAAGATGTTGAAGATAATTATGTAAGTCGACCAATGAGTGATTACACTGGCGATGCTTATGATGATAGATTTTAAAAAAGGCTTGAAACATTATGGATAAATGGGATTTTAAGGATTATATACCAACAAAAAAAGAAAAGAAAATCGATAGAGAAGAATTTTTAGCACAATTTGTTCAATGTCCAGAATGTGGGTACAGAAATAAGAAAGTGTTTTTAGAAAGAACTGGGTGTTGCAATTGTTGTAAAAAAATTTTAGACCAAAAAGCATATATGAAATATATTATAAACAAAAAGAAAAAATATTATAGTAAAAAGTAGCATAATTATATATAATTGAAAGGAGGAAAAATGATATTAATACATGTTAAAACTGATGAAAGTTTAAAAAAGCAACTTGAAGAAGAAGCAAAAGCAAAAGGACTTTCATTGAGTGCTTACATAAGAATGATTTTAACTGAAAGGAAAAAGTAAGATGACGCTTGAAGAAGTTAAACAAGAATTAAGGGTATTTGATAAGTTTAAATTTTTTGAAGAAGATCATCATTATGAATGTAATGGTAAAAGAGTTGGAATTAGTGTTACGAGATTAATTGAAGAATATAGTAATCCATTTGACCAACAAGCAATTGCTGAAAAAGTGGCAATAAGAGATAATAAAAGTGTTAGTGAAGTTCTTGAAGAATGGGAATATAAAAACAAATTTGCATGTGCCAAAGGTAGTTATTGCCATAATTTTGCACAAGGCATCTGGAGTGGGGAAAAGTGTGAATGGTTAGATTTTAATAATGACCATAAATATTATTCAGCATGCGTTAAAATACAAGGACAAGCAAATAATTTTTATAGAGATTTTAAAGATAAATTTATACATATTCAAGATGAACAATTAGTAGGAAGCGAAGAATATGATATTTGTTCGGCAATAGACCATTTGTTCTTGGACAAAGATGGCAATGTTTGGCTTATAGATTATAAAACAAATAGTATTCTCAAAGGATACAATGATGATGAAAAAAATCGAAGATACACTAAAAAAATGCTTATTCCATTGCAAAACATAAAAGATGATAGTTTAAATCACTACTATTTACAATTAAGTATTTATAAATATCTTATTGAAAAATATACTAACATTAAAATTTATAAAACAATGATTGTTTATATGAGTGAAAATATTGAAAAATATGAACTTATTGAAACACCATATTTAATGAAAGAAGTTAAAAAAATATTAGAATTAAGGAGGACTAATAAAATGGCTAAAATGATTTTGGTTATGGGTGAACCAGCAAGTGGTAAAACAGTATCACTTAGAAATATACCCAAAAATGAATTATATTACATAGATTGTGATAAAAAGGGATTAAATTATAAAGGTTGGAAAAATGATTTTAATGAAGAAAATAAAAATTATTTTAAAACCAATGATGGAGAATTAATTGCAAAATGTATGCAAGGAATTAGTGAAAAAAGAGAAGATATTCACTATATAGTTATTGATACTATCAATTCAATAATGATTGCTGATGAAATGAGAAGAAGCAAAGACAAAAACTTTGATAAATGGATTGATTTAGCAAGTTGTATATTCAATTTAATAAATATTGTTCCAGATTTAAGAGATGATATAACAGTTATCTTTATAGGGCATACGCAAACTGATGATGAGGGATTTACAAGATTATTAACAAATGGAAAAAAATTAAATAAAATTGGTCTTGAAAAATACTTTGATACAGTTTTAATTGCTAAAAATAATGATGGAAAATATGTTTTTGAAACTAAATCTCCAAACAGCACAGCAAGAACACCTATGGGAAGTTATGATGATGAACAATATATTGATAATGATTTATATGAAGTTATTAAAGTATTGAAAGAATATTAAAAATATGATATAATTATATTGTCGAGTAAGTAAAAAGGATTTATATAAGCATTGGTGCTTACTCGACATAAATACCAGTGCTTGTATAAGTCCTTTTTGCTTAAATAAATGGCAAAAGGAGGTGTGAGTATTGGAAAAAGGCTATACTCTTTATGTTCACGTTTGCCCTAATGATAAAAATTATGTTGGAATAACTAAAAATATTCCAGAAAGAAGATGGGGGAACGGCAAAAATTACAAAGGCTGTATTTTATTTAATAGAGCAATAGAAAAATATGGTTGGAATAATATAAAACATATTATAGTATTAACCAATTTAACTAAAGAGGAAGCAGAAAATAAAGAACAAAGCTTAATATCCTTTTTGAAAAGCAATAATCCCAATTATGGTTATAATATTGCAAATGGAGGATATGCAAATAGTGTTAGCAATTTAACTAAAGAAAAACTGAGAAATGCTTCTACTGGCAAAACTCATAAAGTAAGTAATGAAATAAAAGAAATATTGAGAAATAAAAATTTAGGAGAAAAAAATCCTATGTTTGGAAAAAAGCCATGGAACAAAGGCAAAAAAATGGATAAAATTTCATGTCAAAAAATGAGCATTGCCAAAAAGGGGAAAAAATCTCCCAAAAGAAAAAAAGTTTTGTGTGTAGAAGAAAATAAAATATATAATTCAATAGTTGAAGCAGAAACGCTAACAGGAATAAAAAACATAAGTAGATGTTGCTTAGGCAATACTAAAAGAGCTGGCGGTTATAGCTGGCAATATTATAAAGAAGGAAAGAAAGTTGAGGAAGGAAAATAATGAAAAAAATTGAAAATTGGAGCGAAATTGAAGCAAAGGGAATGGATGATTTTACACCATTTCCAGCAGGAGTTTATGAATGTGTTATAATAAATGCTTGCGAAAATTTTAACAAAGATAGTGGAAAAACCACTTTAAAAGTAATGGTTGATATTGCAAGTGGAGAATACAAAGGTTATTTCAAAGAAATGTATGATAAAAACACTAATGTAGATAGACGCTGGAATAACAATTCTACAAAATATTTATCACTTGAAGAACAAAATTTAAGTTATCTAAAGGGATTTATAACAAGCATTGAAAATTCAAATCCAGGTTATACTTGGGATTGGGATGAAACAAAACTTCGTGGCAAAAAAATATGTTGTGTATATCAATGGGAACAATACCAAACGCAAGATGGAAAAATCGGAATAAGTGCTAAATTAAATAAATTTAGAAGCCTTGATAAAATGAAAGATATTAAAGAACCTACTCAAGTAAAAATGCTTGATGGATCTTATACCGAATATGAAGATTATATAAAAAGCAACGGAAATAGCAATTCAAGTGATGAAATTGAAGTTACTAACGATATGCTTCCGTTCTAATTTAGAAAAATAAAGAAGATGTAAAATTCTTCTTTTTTTGTTGTTTTTGGGTATTGACTTGGTTTTAAATGGGTGCTATAATTTAAATAGGTTAAAGATAGGAGGTGTAAAAATGGAACAACCAATTATAAGATTGCAAAAAAATGCAGAAACAACAACAAACAAAATGAGAATACCACAACAAATTATCGATAAATGGGGTAATAAATTTTATATGGAAATTTACAAAGACTATATCAAATTAATACCAATTAAAACAAAGAAAGGAGAATAAAAATGTATTATAATGTGGTAATTAAAGATGATATTGAAGAAAGTTTAACTCAAAATGAATTGGTGTTTCATTTTGAAGATAATTATAAGGAAGCAATTAAATTTCTTAATTATATTATAGCAATAAGCAATTATCATGTTGAATTTTTGCAATTTGAAGAAAAGGAGTTTTAAAATGGAAAATGAAGCAAAAGAAGAATATGAAAACAAAGACCCAGCATTCTTATTTTATTCTAGCGATTTTCTTACAGGAACTATGTTTATGAGTGATGTTCAATTAGGAAAATACATAAAATTATTGTGTATACAACATCAAAAAGGACATTTATCAGAAAAAGATATGTTAAACATATGTAAAAGATATGATAAAGATATCTTTGAAAAATTTACAAAAGATAATGACGGAAAGTACTATAATATAAGGCTTCAAAAGGAAATTGATAAAAGAAAAAAATATTCAAAATCGAGAAGTGAAAATAGAAAAAATAAGATAACTTTTGAAAACATATGTTTTTCATATGTTAAACATATGGAAAATGAAA